TTTCATATTGTTTATTTTCTGACATCCCTTTTTCCTCCATTTCTTTCTTTTCCTATTTTATTCCTTTGAGGTTAGGGTGTCAAGTTTTATTATACTACATCAATAAGATTTCATCTCTTAGAATCATGGTATAATTTCTTTGACATTTGCCGCATTTGTGCTTATATTCTTCAAATAACTCATAGTCGTTTTCTAAATCTCTATGGGTAACATAGGATTCTCCTTTGAAAGGAAAAACAACAGACCATCGAATGTTTTTATCCTTTTCAGGTAATTTGCCTTTCGGAAGATACATTGATAATTCAGGAAGCACTTCCATATTTCCGCATTCCTGACATATATACAATGCAGTTTCAGCATCGATTCTTCCTTCTGGAAACGCATCGAGAAATTCCATAACGGTTTCACCATATTCGCCGGCTTTCGCTTTTTCGACAGTTTCCTGATATACTTTTGGAAATAAAAAATATCCGCCAAGAGAAATGTCAATTTGATAATCGCATTCAGGACACTTAAAAACGTATTCAGTTGACATAAAAGCATCACTTCCTTATTCTGATTATACAGCGCATCCGCCGATATGTCAATATCCGGGAAGGCTGTAATATGCACAAATCCGCACAAATTCGTCCCGTACATATTCTCCGTTTTACAGTCTTGCTATCTGTGGGAAACAGAGTTAACATATGTACTGCCGAAAGGCAAATCACCGAAAATCGGGAGGAAAACATATGATAATTGCATTTGGATTGACTGGAAATGAACGAAAGAAACTGGCATGGGCGATAGCCACGATCATTGGAACAACGGCAGAATATCAGTATATGCCCACCTGTACTTACAAAATCGGGGAATGCTACACCGTTACCAAGTCCGGTGATCTGGAAATCAGCGATCAAGCCGACCATAAGGAAACAGAACGGCTTCTTGCCGAACTGGCAAATCAGGGCTATGCTGTTCCGGACACGTCAGAACCGGAATCCAAAGGCTTGACGGTGCAGATGCCAGCTGATTTCTTCACGGAACATACACTGGGCAATCTCCGGCAGATCTGTGAAAACAAGGCTGCCCTTTTTCAGGCGGCTTTTCAAACGGATTCGCTGGACATCATTCCATCGGATGAAAAGGTGGAATTTCCATGGTTCACGGTCGAACAGGACGGCGATGCAGATGCCTACTGCACCTTCATTTCCATGCTCTGCGAATTTGCCAAGAATCAGAACCGCATCAACCGCAAGCCGGACACCTCCGACAATCCCAAGTATACCATGCGGTGTTTCCTGATTCGTCTGGGAATGGTGGGTGCAGAATTCAAGGCAGCAAGAAAAGTCATTCTTCGCAATCTCACAGGCAATTCCGCATTCAGAAAGGTTGGTGATACTGATGCAGTTTCCGAGTGAATCATATCTGGAACAGTTGCGAAAAAAGTACCCTGTCGGAACGAAATTACAGCTGATTTCTATGCGAAATGAAACATATCCGGTTCTTCCCGGAACAGTCGGCGAGGTCACGCATATTGACGATGCGGGCAGCATTCATATGCGGTGGGAGAATGGTTCTTCCCTTGCTCTGATTCCCGAAATCGACAGTTTCCAGACCGTATCCGAGGCGAAAAAATAAGGCGAGACCTCCTCCATTGTACGGTATGTTACCATACAATCGCAAGAATTGCAAGCGTGTATTCTACACAATCTTTTGACCTCATTTTCTGTAGATTTAGCCACTTGCTATATCCTCCGTTTAGAGTTAATATGGTTACAACGGAACGGGAAAAAACCCGAAATTACGGATGCCCTGAGCCGAGGCAGGATGCTGCCCGAGGCGAATGGGTATGCCGACATAGGATTTGAGGAGGCTGGAAAACATTATGAACGAAAAAACCGCAAAGCAAATCGAAAACCTGAAAAAGCAGACCATCGGCGTGGAGATTGAGATGAACCACATCACCAGAGAGCGAGCTGCAAAGCTTGCCGCCGACCATTTCGGCACAGGCAGATACGAATACACCGCCAGCCGAAACGGCTACAGCACTTGGTCGGCTTGGGATGCACAGGGCAGAGAATGGAAATTCCAGAAAGACGTCAGCATTGCAGGATGCGATGCCGAAAAGTGCGAACTGGTCACGCCGATTTTGAAATACGAGGACATTGAAACCTTACAGGAACTGGTCAGAAAGCTTCGCAAAGCCGGAGCAATCAGCCATGCAGGAATAGGGGCTGGGGTTCATGTTCACATTGGAGCGAACGGACACACACCGCAAACCCTGCGAAACCTCGCCAACCTTATGGCGAGCCACGAACGGCTGATTGCAGATGCCCTGAAAATCGACCAAGGCAGAATGAACCGATATTGCAGAACGGTCAATCCCCAATTCATCGAACAGCTGAACCGGAAAAAGCCCACCAACATGGCACAGTTCGCAGACATCTGGTATACGGCGAACGGTGCAAATTACGGCAGAAATCAACACTACAACGACAGCCGATACCACATGCTGAACTATCACGCAACTTTTACAAAAGGCACAATTGAATTCCGGTTATTTCAATTCGACAAGCCTGCCAACGGCAGGAAAAACGGACTTCATGCCGGACAGCTGAAAAGCTACATACAACTTTGCCTTGCCCTTTCCGAAATGGCAAAGGGACTACGAACCGCCAGCCCAAAACCACAGCAAACGGAAAACCCGAAATTCGCCATGCGGACATGGCTGATTCGGTTGGGGCTGGTCGGCGAGGAGTTCTCCACAGCGAGAAATTTTCTTACCAAGAACCTTGACGGCGATGCCGCCTTCCGGTTCGGCAGATAAAGGGGCAGCCTTTTGCTACCAGCTACACCAGACCGCTTCGGCGGTCTTATGGTGGTGAAAGGGTATCCCTTTCAGAAAGGATTTGATTGCATGAAAAAGTTTTACCTTGCCTACGGCAGCAATTTGAACGTGAAACAGATGCAGTTCCGCTGCTCGGATGCCAGAATTGTAGGAACTGCGGAGATCCCAAATTACCAGCTGCTGTTCAAGGGCAGCAAGACCGGTTCCTATCTGACCATCGAACCCAAGCAGGGCTGTACCGTTCCGGCGGCAGTCTGGTCGGTTTCGGAACGAGATGAACTTGCCCTTGACCGCTATGAGGGGTATCCCCATTTCTACTACAAAACGGAACTGGAACTTCCTCTTGCAGAAACCGGAAAAAAGCTGACCGCCTTTGTGTACATCATGCACGAGGAACGGAAACTGGGCATTCCCACTTCTGCCTACATCCGCACCTGTGTGGACGGATACCGCCAGTTCGGCTTTGACCTGAAACATCTGCGGAAAGCCATGGACATCAGCGAACGGGAGGTGTACCATCATGAAAACGGATAAGCCAGTTTCGGCGGTCTGCCCACTCTGCGGAAAGCCCTACTCCGGTGTGCCTGCACTTTCCAGAACGGACAACCAAACGCCCGTTTGCCCGGACTGCGGTATTCGGCAGGCACTGGAAAGCATCGGCGTTTCCACGGAGGAACAGGAGAAAATCCTGTCTGTAATGCACCGAAAGTTCCCCATGTAACCGCCCTGTTTGCCCTGTGCGGGCTTTCAGAGCACTTGCCGAAAAACTGCCCAAAGTCAAAACCAGCCCCACACAGGCGAACTGTGTGGGGCTTGGTTGGTGGCTGCGATTTTCCGAGATGCCTTTTCCATTGTACTGTATTTTACCATAGAAAAGCAAGTTTATCCAGTGTCAGATCCACCAAATATACAGCGGAAATATCGCCTTATGTTCTGTACATTTAGCCGCTTGCTATACGCCGAAAGGTATGGTAATATACAGTTACCGAAAGGGAAAACAACCAAAAAACGGAGGAAAACACAATGGTAGCATACGGAATCGCAAAGGCAAGAGCAATGGCAAACAGAACGGACTGGAACGAAAGAACCGAAATCACAAAGGCGGTCATCACCTGGTTCGATGCGGACTACGAATACGAACTGGAGATTGAAAACGAGGACAGGATGGACAACGAGGAGTTCACCGCATGGGTTGAGGAAAACGCAGAAAGCCTTGCAAAGGCAGATGCCGAGGAAAACGGAACGACCTTTGAGGAAATCGACAGCATCGACTTTACGGAAAAGGAAATCGATGACGATGCCCTTTTCGATGAGGAGTACGAAAACGCCTGCGAATTTGAATGGGAAAGTATGACGGGAAGATAAACCTTCCTCACTCTTTCCAAACAGCCCCTGATTCAAGGGGGCTGTGGCTCGTACCGAAGAAATATAGTACACAAAATCTGAGCCATATATTTGTGCAGTATATTTTTTCGTTATGACTTGCTATCATTGAATTTGTATGGTAACATGGTTACAATGGGAATGGAATCTCGATTACAAAACTGCCACATGAGGGCATTAAAATAAATGATACAGACTTGCTTTTTGGCAGGTCTTTTTTGTTTGGAGGTGAGAACAATAGCAAGATTTAAACCGACCCATTTTATGGCGGAGGATTCCAAGTATAACAAAAAAGCGGCAGACTATGCCGTCTCTTTTATTGAATGCCTCAGCCACACCAAAGGCACCTGGGCAGGAAAGAAATTTGAACTGCTGGACTGGCAGGAACAGATTATCCGTGACCTGTTTGGAATCTTAAAACCGAACGGCTATCGGCAATTCAATACGGCTTACATTGAGATTCCGAAGAAAAATGGCAAATCAGAACTTGCCGCTGCGGTTGCCCTGCTGCTCACCTGTGGTGATGGCGAAGAACGTGCCGAAGTCTACGGCTGTGCTGCCGACCGCCAACAGGCTGCCATTGTATTTGATGTGGCGGCGGATATGGTGCGAATGTGTCCTGCCCTTTCCAAGCGAGTGAAAATCCTGACCTCACAAAAGCGTATTGTGTACATTCCGACCAACAGCTTCTATCAGGTGCTTTCTGCTGAAGCCTATTCCAAGCATGGTTTCAACATCCACGGAGTGGTGTTCGATGAACTGCATACCCAACCCAACAGAAAGCTGTTTGATGTTATGACCAAAGGTTCCGGCGATGCCAGAATGCAGCCTTTGTATTTTCTCATCACCACAGCCGGAACGGACACAAATTCAATCTGCTATGAAGTTCACCAAAAGGCGAAAGACATTCTGGAGGGCAGAAAGCATGATCCGACTTTCTATCCGGTTATCTATGGTGCAGATGAATCGGAGGACTGGACGGATCCGAAGGTTTGGAAAAAAGCAAATCCGTCACTCGATAAGACCATCGGAATGGATAAGGTGGTGGCTGCGTGTAATTCTGCAAAAGAAACGCCGGGCGAGGAAAATGCGTTTCGGCAACTGCGTCTGAATCAATGGGTAAAACAGGCTGTCCGCTGGATGCCTATGGAGAAATGGGATAAATGCAAAGTAGCGTTTGATGAAGATGACCTTGCAGGTCATGTCTGCTACGGCGGTCTTGACCTTTCCTCTACAACAGATATTACAGCATTTGTTTTGGTGTTTCCGCCTACAGAAGACGATGAACATTATTATGTTCTTCCTTACTTCTGGCTGCCGGAAGAAACACTGCCACTCAGAGTAAGACGTGACCATGTTCCATATGATATATGGGAACGGCAAGGCTACTTGAAAACGACTGAGGGAAATGTGGTTCACTATGGTTTTATTGAGAATTTCATCGATGAACTGGGGCAGAAATTTCACATCAAAGAAATTGCATTTGACCGCTGGGGTGCAGTGCAGATGTCACAGAATTTGGAAGGACTTGGATTCACGATGGTGCAATTTGGACAGGGTTATAAAGATATGTCACCGCCGACCAAGGAATTGATGAAGTTGACTTTGGAACAGACACTTGCCCACAATGGGCATCCTGTTTTAAGGTGGATGATGGACAACATCTTCATTCGCCGTGACCCTGCCGGAAATATCAAGCCGGACAAAGAAAAATCCACAGAGAAGATTGACGGTGCAGTTGCCATGATTATGGCTCTTGACCGTGCAATTCGCTGTGGATGTGTGTCTGATGAGTCTGTTTATGATTCGAGGGAAATGCTGATTTTGTAGATCTTAAACTGCCTGTGCAGTTAAAGTGAGTCCGAGAGGCTTCATGATTTTCACCAGAGTCTCAAGATTCGGAACAGTTTTGCAGGATTCAATTCTTGCAATCGAGGATTGCGGGATATGGCACATTTCAGCAAGCTGTCTCTGGGAATATCCCAAAGCATTCCGCTGTTCAATGACCGCAGAGATAATGGCTGCAATTGCTTCCATTTCTTCTATGTCTGCTTTTCCCTGAGGGCTGGTTGCTTTTACGTGTTCTTTGTAATCATTCCATGTTCTCATAAATCATGACCCCTTTCTGGATAGATAATCGTCACGTTCTGATTTTGCTTTTTCAATTTCACGCTGCGGTGTCTTTTGTGTTTTCTTTCTGAAATGATGCAGCAACACAAAAGTATCATTGCAGTAGTAGAAATAAAAAACTCTGTTGTTTCCAGGTCTTAACTCCCAGATATCTTCTTCAATATGTTTTGTAATGTTGTTTGGCAGCCGAGTCCCATTGTTTTGAAGCAGCTGAATGTGAAGCATCAACTGGTTATATTGGATTCTTGCGTCCTTGCTTTTTTCCGATTTTTCTCGCAATTCTTCAAGAAAATCCCAGACGTCAGATTCACCGTTTTCTTTTTCATAAAATTCAATCTCGTACATTGTATAATCTCCATCGATTTTACTTCTATTCTTATGATAGCATAAATGCTATCAAATGTCAATAGAAAAATGAAAAATAACAGGAGGATTTTTTATATGAGTATTTTCAGCAGGTTATTCAAATCCAGAGATAAGCCTCAAAACAGTTATGACAGCCCGTCATACACATACTTTTTCGGACGAGCGAACAGCGGCAAACGTGTCACAGACAGAACAGCCCTGCAGCATATTGTGGTTTATGCCTGTGTGCGTGTGCTGTCAGAAGCGATTGCACAGCTGCCACTGCATTTGTACAAATATAACGATAAAGGAAAAGAGCGAGTGCCATGGCATCCGCTTTATTTTTTGCTCCACGATCAGCCAAATCCTGAAATGACTTCTTTTGTTTTCCGAGAAACCTTAATGTCACACTTGCTTATCTACGGCAATGCCTATGCACAGATTATCCGAAACGGCAGAGGTGATGTTTTAGGACTGTATCCTCTGATGCCTGACAAAATGAAGGTTGACCGTGATGAAAAAAACCGCCTGATATACATTTACAGCCGTTACGATGAGGCAAATCCGAATCTGAAAGAACAGGGTGACATCGTTCTTTACGCCGATGAAGTTTTGCATATTCCCGGACTTGGATTTGATGGTCTGGTTGGATATTCGCCGATTGCACTTGCGAAAAATGCAATCGGCATTTCTATTGCCTGCGAAGAATACGGTGCGTCGTTTTTTGGAAACGGTGCAAGTCCGTCAGGTGTTTTGGAACACCCCGGAGTGATCAAAAATCCGGAACGTGTGCGTGATGCGTGGCAGAGAGCCTATGGCGGAAGAAATGCTCACAAGGTCGCAGTTTTAGAGGAGGGCATGAAATTTACTCCCATTGCAATTCCAAACAATGAAGCACAATTTCTGGAAACCAGAAAATTTCAGATTGAAGAAATCGCAAGAATGTATCGTGTACCGCTTCATATGATCGGTGACCTTGACCATGCAACATTCAGTAACGTAGAACATCTGTCATTGGATTTCGTGAAATACAGCCTTGATCCTTGGATTGTAAGGTGGGAGCAGTCTTTGCAGAAAGCACTTCTTTCTGATTCTGAAAAAGGGCAGTATTTCGTGAAATTCAATGTGGACGGGCTTTTGCGAGGCGATTATGCTTCCCGTATGCAGGGCTACGCTACCGCAAGACAGAACGGTTGGATGTCCGCGAATGACATTAGAGAACTTGAAGATATGAATATGCTTTCTGAGGAAGAGGGCGGAAATCTATACCTCGTAAATGGCAGCTTTACCAAACTTGCTGATGCAGGTGCATTTGCAAATCAAAATTCAGAAAAGGAGGAGAAAACCGAATGAAGAAATTCTGGAACTTTATCCAAAACGAAGATACATCGGAAACAGAGCTTTTGTTTAACGGTCCTATCTCTGAAGATACTTGGTGGGGCGATGAAGTGACACCTGCTTTGTTTCGTGATGAACTATCAAAAGTTAGCGGAAACTTGACAGTCTGGCTTAATTCACCAGGTGGCGATGTGTTCGCTGCAAGTCAGATTTATTCTATGCTGAAAAATCATAAAGGCAAGGTTACCGTGAAAATTGACGGCATTGCTGCCTCTGCTGCTTCTGTTGTGGCAATGGCAGGTGATGAAACTTTGATTGCACCGACTGCTCTAATGATGATCCACGACCCCAGCACTTGTGCTATGGGAAACAAGGCGGATATGGAAAAAGCTATCATCCTACTTGATGAAGTCAAAGAGAGCATTATTAACGCCTATGAAACCAAATCTCATCTCAGCAGAAACAAAATTGCGAAGCTGATGTCCGATGAAACATGGCTCAATGCAAAAAAGGCTCATGAAATGGGATTTGTGGACGGGATTCTGTTTGCAGAGAAGAAAATGCCTGTTGTTCCTGAAGAGGAAGAACAGGATGAAGAAGAAAAAGAAGATACACTGACCGCAATGACCTATTCCAAATCGAAGAATCTATCTGCATTCTTATCTAAAGTATCTGCATCAGCAGAACCTGTCAAAGGCACACCGATTGACCAGCTTGAAAAAAGGCTGGCATTACTGAAATACTAAGGAGGATTTTAACTATGGCTATGACGATTAAAGAACTCAGAGAAAAGAGAAAGAAGGCTTGGGACACTGCCCGTGATTTTCTCGACAGCAAGAGAAATGCAAACGGCGTGCTCAGTGAGGAAGATTCCAAGACCTATGATGCAATGGAACAGACGATTGTAGACCTTGGAAAGGAAATCCAGCGTCTGGAAAGACAGGCTGAAATCGAAGCCGAAATGAACAAGGCAACTTCCACTCCTGTTCTCGGCAAACCTGCAACTCCGAATGTAACGGAAAAGACAGGTACAGCAAGCGACACCTATAAAACAGCATTCTGGAACAGTATCAGAAACCGTAACTGGATCGATGTCCATGATGATTTGCACATTGGTACAGATGCAGAGGGCGGCTATCTTGTTCCAGATGAGTTTGTGCGCCTGTAAAAGGCGATGTTTACAGTAGATTAGGCTCTACACCGCACAGCAGAGCGGTTGTCAATCTGCCTAACCGATGGCAGGAAACTGGACACGGGAACACAGCACGGCAGAAACGCAGGAAACGTCAAAAGGATATGAGGCGAGTAGTACCTGCAATGACAAGATAACATAAGGATAAGGCTGGATTGCCAAAGCAAAGGTTAGCTCCTTTTTCGTGGGAGGGTGTGGAAATTATCCTGAAACCACTCTCATGACCCCACCATAATATTGAATTCGTTATGGTGTCTGCTATAGGTCATGAAGCAAGCGTGAGAACACGTGAGATAAACCGAAATGCTATCCGACAGTTATCACTTGCCTATAAGCATCGTTAAACAGGGATTGCCTAAGTGGAAATGCCGAAAGGCTATGTCTATTCGAGACTGAATATTCCATATGGCAACGGAGCTTCCGTAGTAGTCCGAGGTGGATAACGCCCACTACATGGCGAAGGGAAGCAGTTTGTTAATTCCAAAGTAAGAAGATGAAAGGGAGGAGAATCCTCATGAATCCAACATCGGAGATTTTGGAGCGTGTCAATAAAAGTTCCTCGGAACATCACGACG